AGCGGCGGTACATACCAGGGCGTCGGCGCCGGAGGTTCCGGGGGCGGCGGAGCTGGCGGCCCCAATGGAAGTGGCGCCAATGGAGGGAACTCCGGAGGCGCATCCAACGGCGGCGGCGGCGGCGGCGGTCCTGATGGTGGTGGAGCTGGAGGCAGTGCGTCCTCGACATCGGGAGCGTCGGGCGGAACGTACACCGGAGGCACGGCCGGCAGCGGCGGCAGCGGCGGTTCTCCTGCCGGCGGTAACGGGACCCTGGGGGGCGGTGGTGGCGGCGGCGAGGCCGGAGTCGGCAGCGGCGACAACGGCGGCAATGGCAGCCAGCCCAATACCTGGACGAGCAATCCTGGCGGAGTAAATGCCGGGCCAGGATCTGGCGGCGGCGGCTCGGGGAGTAGCGCCACCGGACAGGCCGGTAATGGCGGCGGTTACGGCGGCGCCGGTGCGGGCTCTGGCGATGGATCGAACACGACATTCGGCACCGGCGCGCAGGGGATCATCGTGATCACCTACACCCCGGCGGCCGGCGACACGCTCATGCCGATGCAAATGAACTGAGACGGGGAAGCGGCAATGTCTTCACTTAAGCGTCACGACGGCGAGCTGACCATCGATCACCGCGCGAGCCCAGGTCTAACACCTGAGCAGGCGCGTAGCGTGGGACTGCCGGGTGCGCCGCTGGGCGAGGGAACCAGCACCGGATTCGCAACCGTGAGCTGCTCGCATTGCGGCGGCGTCTGGATCGTCAATCCCTATCGCACGCGCGAGCGCCCTTACTGCAAGGTCTGCGATCACTACATTTGCGATCCGTGCAAAGCGGTCAGCCTGCAGCCGGGCTACGTGCATCGCACGATCGAAGATCTCACGAACATGATTTGCAGCGGTAACTGGCGCATTGCCGGCGGTCCCGCATCGAACCCGATCCTCGTTCCTAACACACCGGAGACCTGACCATGGCCAAGCGATTGTTTAACAACACCAACTGGACGCCCAGCGCCCAGGCGGACGCCGGCGCGCTGTCGAGCGGCAGCTACATGGCGCTGAAGGGCGGTTCGGGTACGCAGCGAATGGACGTGCTCGAGGTGTATCTGCACGGCATGGCGGCAGCTTCTGCTGTCACCCCGACCTGTCTCGCGCGCGCCTCCACGATCGAGACGACGCCCACCGCGCTCGCGGCGCCGGCGACGGACGGTCCGGAGGATCCCTCCACCGCCGCGCTCGCAGCTCCGCCGGTCTCATTCACGGCGGCCGCAACGGGTCCGCAGCGATCGGCGGCGACAAGCGACGCGCGTCTCAACCTCGGCATCAATGCCTTCGGCGGATCCTTCCGCTGGAACGCCGCGCCGACGCAGCAATGGGTGATCCTCGGCAACACGGCGCAGTTAGGCGAGACGCTCCTGTCATCGCAGAACACGGGGGCACCTGGCGCTGTCGGCGCGCATATCCTGTACGAACCGTACTGATTGAGGATCCAGCGAAAAACCGACAACTGAGGGATTCGCTTGTCCAACATCTTTCCGGTGATGGTGGCGCCACGATGGCCGCGGGTGTTCATGCCTGCGGCCATCGTGCCGAGTCTGGCGCTGCTGGCGACTGCGGGAGCGGTCCCGCTAAATAACCAAAACGCCGGCGCATTACCGCCGCCGCGGAGCTATCCGGTCTCGCTGCGCACCTGGTGCGGACAGGTCAACCAGGGACTGATTGGCAAGGACGTGTTCTTCGGGCCGCCTGGAATGGGGCCGCCGCCGGAGTACGACCTCAATCCTACTGCGCGCACGCGGCTGCAGCAGACATGGACGCAGAATCTTCTTGAGACGACGCTCGCGCCCGGGCTCGGCGCGCCATTTGCGCAGAATGACTGGCCATTACCGCGAGGGGCTTTCTACTCTCCGACTCTGCGCAGCTGGGTACCGGGCGTACCGATCAACTTGCTCGGTAAGGACACGTTCTTCGGTGGGGCTGGTCAGCCGCTCGCCAACGCCGATTGGCCAACACCGCGCAGCGCGCCGCGCCTGCAGCAGACCTGGATCTCGCCATCGCCGGGATTGCTCGGTAAGGATACGTTTTTCGGTGGACCCGGGCAGCCGCCGGCGAACGCTGACTGGCCGCTGCCGCGGGCTGCCACGCGACTCCTACAGAGCTGGGAATTCAGCTATATCACGGCGCCGATCGTGGTGCCGTTTGCGCAAACCGACTGGCCGCTGCCACGCAGCGCGCCGCGTCTGCAACAGACCTGGATCTCGCCCGCTCCCGGATTACTCGGGCAGGACGTATTCTTCGGCGCAGCTGGGCAACCACCGGCAGATGCCGATTGGCGCATTCCATCGGCGCAATACCGTCTCCCGCAGACCTGGTCGCTCAATCTGCTGCAGAGCGCTCTTGCGCCGGCGGCCGCGCCGTTCGCTCAGACAGATTGGCCGCTTCCCCGAGCTGCGGCATGGTTTGATCGGAGCTGGTCGCAGACTCTACTCGAGACGACGCTCGCGCAAGTTCCGCTGCCATTCCTGCAGCAGGATTGGAAGGTCCCGGCTGCGCCGCCTCGCATTGATCGCGGTTGGTCGACGTCGCTCACAGCATTTCTGACGCCCCCAGCGCAGGCCTTCTATCGGGGCGAGGTCATTCCGCTGCCGTACGATGATTGGCGCATCACGGTTCGCTTCAATGACTACCGTTTCACGCTGCTGCCACGCAAACCGTCATGAGCGATCCGTTTCTCATTCCCGAAGCGAGAATTAAGCGCGTCGGCGCGGCGCGCCCGTACACGATCGATTTCAAGGCCTGGTTGCGGTCGTACTGGATCGCGGGCCGCGCATATAACACCGGCGACTTCGTGCGACCGCCATCGATCAGCGGATTCGCTTTTCAGGCAGGCGCCGCCGGTGAAGCCGGCGTAACCGAGCCGGCATGGCCGCGCACACTCGGCGGCACCGCTGTCGACGGATCGATCACCTGGACCGCGGTCGCGCCTGGAATAAACGCGGTCGACGCGATCGCGAGCGTCGCCTGGTCGCAGATCAATCCGCCAGATTCGTCGCTCGTTATCAGCGCACCGGTCAATACCAACGAGGAAGCTACCGCAACGTTTGCTGGTGGCACGTCTGGCAACGTCTATCGGATCCAGTGCGCGGTGACAACCGCAAGCAGCAAAGTCTATCCAGTGCAGTTCGATCTACAGATCACATGAATACGGATCGCAAGCAATACGCTCACCTGTATGGTCGCACCTGGCGATACCTGCGTGATGCCTTCCTGCGTGCTCATCCGCTGTGTGTGTACTGCCAAGAGCTCGGCTATCTAACACCAGCGACCTGTGTCGATCATGAGATCCCGCACAAGGGCGATCGCGCACTGTTCTTTGATCAATCCAACTGGCAGCCGTTGTGTGATCCCTGTCACAACGGCGCGAAGCAGCAGCTCGAGCGCACAGGCCATCGGCCCGGCACTCGCCCCGACGGCACACCGGTCGATCCGTTGCACCCGTGGAACCGCGACTCCGCGTCTAAGTCCCTGGCCGGGCACGAGCAGGCGCCTGACCCGGGATATGGGGGTAAATCCCTGGCGGCTCCCCCCGGACAGCGCACGCGCAGCGAAATTTTCGCGCGTGCAATTCCCAAAATTCCAGTTTTTGACCATGCGTCCCCGCAAACCGAAACACCTGAAGCTGATCTCGGGCACTGACCAGCCGTGCCGGAGAAAACCGGACGAGGATGTTGGTGCGCCTGTGCTCGAGGACGTGCCGCAGCCGCCTGACTGGCTGCCGAACGCTCATGCCACGCGAGAATTCAAGCGCCTCGCGCCGATCGCAATGCGACTCGGTCGACTCACCGAGGCGAACGTCTCGGCGTTCGCGCTGTTGTGTTCAGTGCACGGGAAGATCGTGCAGCTGCTCAACGCCGGCGAGATGCCGACGGGCTTTTTGTTCTCGCAGTACCGTGCCTTCGCGAGCGACTTCGGTCTGCAATCGGTGATCAGTGCCATCCCGCGCAAAATCGGCAGCGAACCGGAGAAGAAAGGCCGGTTCGACCGATTCAAACAGCCAGACTGACTACGTCGCGGTCGCGATCGCGTACGCCGAGCAGGCAGTCGAGGATACGAAGCGCAAGCAGTTCGGCAAATGGATCCGCCTCGCCGCGCGCAGGTTCCTGGGGGACCTGAAGCGCGCCCAGGTGAAACGGCGGCCGCCGTTCTACTGGAGCCCCGACCAGGCGAATCGCGCCTGCGCTTTTATCGAGGAGCTCCCGCACGTCGAGGGAAAGTGGTCGACTGAGACCATCAAGCTTGAGCCGGCGCAGATCTTCTTCATCTGCCAGCTTTTCGGCTTCCGCAACCTCGCCGGCGGCCGTCGATTCACTACGGCGCTCTATGCCGTCGCGCGGAAGAACGCGAAGTCGACCACGGCCGCCGGGATCCTGCTGTACGTGTTCTGCTGCGAGACGGAAATCGGCCCGCAGCTCTTCACCGCGGCCACGACCGGCGACCAGGCGCGCATCGTGTGGAACGTCGCGAAACGCATGGTTGAGAAGACGCCGGAGCTGCGCGAAGCCTTCCTGGTCGAGCCGTTCGCCAATGCGATCGCGCGGTACGAATCCGGCGGCACGTTCAAGCCGATCAACGCAAAGGCCTCGACGCAGGACGGGCTCAATCCGTCGGCGCTGTGCTTCGACGAGCTGCATGCACACAAGACGCACGATCTGCTCAATGTGCTGCAATCGGCGGCGGGCGCGCGCGCCAATCCTCTGTTCCTCTACACGACGACGGAAGGGTACGAGACGCCGGGACCCTGGCCGGAAACACGCGAATTTGCGAAGAACGTGCTTCGCGGCGTCCTCGAGGCGGAGCACTTTCTAGCGATCTACTACGCCGTCGACGACGACGACGACGACTTCAAGGAATCGGCCTGGATCAAGGCGAATCCGCTGATCGAGGCCAACCAGGTTCTCGCCGCGGCGATCGCGAAGGATGCGATCGAGGCGAAGGCGATGCCCGGGCGCCTGGCGGAGTTTCGGATCAAGCGCTTGAACCGCCAGGCCGCGAGCGCCGAGACCTGGATCAACCTCACGAAGTGGAAGCGCTGCGCCGGGCCGGTCGTGCTGGATGAGCTCGTCGGTGTGGAGTGCTACGCCGGGCTCGACCTGGCGGCGACGACCGATATGAACGCCTGGCGGCTGCTCTGGAAAAAGGACGGTCGCTGGTTCACCTGGGGGCGGCGCTGGGTTCCGGCCGAGGCGGTGCGCACGCGCACGGCGCGCGGGACGGTGCCCTACCAGGCCTGGATTGCCGCCGGCTTCATCGCGGAGACGCCCGGCGAGGTGACCGACCAGGACGTGCTGCGCGCGGCGATCCTCGAGGACTATCGGCGATTCCAGCCGAAGGAAATCGCTTACGACCCTTGGAACGCGACGGAGCTCGTCAAGGACCTGCTCGGCGAGCAGCTCCCGATGGTGCCCTTCATTCAGGGCGCGAAGTCCTATCACCCGGCGATGAAGGCCTTCGAGGAAGCCTACGCCGCCGGCAACCTGAATCACGGCGGCGATCCGGTACTGACCTGGAATGCCGCGAACCTGGTGCCACGCTTCGACGCCAACATGAACATGGCGCCGGACCGCAAGCGCTCGGCCGACAAGATCGACGACATGGTGGCGCTGCTCATGGCGTTCGGCCGCGCGGCCGCGGCGCCGCGCGCCTTCGACGGCGAGCTGCTCGTCGTCTGAAAACTTCTGCAGGAGAAATCGATGAATGACGCAGTACGTGTGACCGGCGGCGAGCCGAACCTGCTCAAGGATCCGCGCCGCGGCTTCCCGAGCTTCGGCCATTTCGCGCATGCGATCATTCACAAGGGCAGGAGCGACGAGCGCCTGAGGATCATCGCGTCTGCGCCGTCAACCTTCGGCGACGAGGCCGTCGGCGCCGATGGTGGCTTCGCGGTTCCTCCGGTATTCGCGGAGGAGATCTTCGTGATGATCCTCGCCGGCGACTCGCTGATGCCGCTTTGCGACGAACAGAAGACCAGCGCGAACGGGATGATCTATCCGGTCGACGAGTCGACCCCGTGGGGCGCGAATGGAGTGATCGCGACCTGGCAGTCCGAGGGTGCATCCCTCTCGCAGCTCAAGCCCGTCCTAAATTCCGACAACATGCGCTTGCACAAGCTGCTGGCGTTCGTGCCGCTCAGTAACGAGCTCATGGACGACGCGCCGGCGCTGCAGAGCTATCTGCCGAAGAAAGCGGCGGACGCGATCAACTGGAAATTCAACCAGGCCATCCTGCAGGGCACGGGCAACGGCCAGCCGGCTGGGATCCTGAACGCGCCATGCACGCTCATTCAGGCGAAGGACAGCGGCCAGCTTACGCAGACGATCTCGATCACGAACGCGACGAACATGCTGCAGCGGCTTCCGCCTGGTTCGCACGGGCGCGCTGTCTTCATCACCAACACCTCGACGCTCGGCGCCCTGCTGAGCCTCGGCGCCGGCGCGTCCGGTTACGGCATGAGCTACGAGGGCGACTACGTCGCGGGGACCAATATCCCGATCGTGGGCCGCCTGGTCGGTCGGCCGGTGGTCCCGACGGCGCATCTGAATCAGTTCTCCACGCAGGGCGACCTGGTGCTCGCGGATTTTTCGTATTACCGGACCCTCACCAGACCAGGCGGTATCGATACGGCCTGGTCGCTTCACGTCTACTTCGACGCGGACGCCTCGGCCTTCCGCGCGCGCTTCCGCTGCGATGGGATGCCGAGTATCCGAGCGCCGCTGTCGCCGCCCGGAGGCGCGCTCACCTATTCGCCGTTCATTCAGCTCGCCGCGCGCTGAAGCGTTGAAGCGCGCATGAGCGCGAAGATCTTCAGCGGATGCCTGGTGGTGGGACTTGCATTGCTCACCGCCGGCGTCGCGTGGCGTTTTTCGATCGCCGTCGGGCTCATCGCCTGCGGCGCGGGGACGATCGTGCTGACCTTTCTCACGCTGTTAGTCGCGGGTAGGCGCAATGTTGCTGAGTAGGTGGGCCTCGATCGATGATCGCTCGCCTTTCGGCGACTTCTTCTTCGAGCCCGTCAGCCGTCACTCGATCACCGGGATGCGCGTCGGCGCCGAGCAGGCAATGCGTCTCGCCGCGGTCTATTCATGCGTGGCGCTACTTTCGAAGTGCTTCGCCGTCATGCCGTATGAGCTCTGGCGGCCGGAGGGCACCGGCCGTAAGCGCGTAACGAATCACTGGACGAATCGCGTCTTCGGCTCGCGGCCGAATAAGTTTCAGAATCCGTTCGAGTTCCGGCAAATGCTCGAGGGGCACCTGGCGCTACGCGGCAACGCCTTCTGCGAGATTCAAGACACTCGCGGGATCATCACGGACCTGATCCCGAAGCATCCGGACCGCATGAAGGCCGAGCTGCTGCCAAACAAGGATTACCGCTACGTGTACCTCGA